GTTTCGACAGCCCCGAGCACGAGCCCTACGACCGCTATGTGATCAAGCTGCAGGCCCGCGCCTCGGCGCTCTTGCAGGAGCATTCGGACGTCGTGCTCTTCGCCAACTATCAGATCTCGGTGGCGAAGTCCGATGTCGGCTTCAACAAGAAGGTGACCCGGGCGCTCGGGTCCGGTGCGCGCGTCATGCACACCGAGGAGCGCCCCGCCTTCCTCGCCAAGAACCGTTACGGCCTGCCGGACACGCTCGAGCTCAGCTGGGCCGAGTTCATGGCGGCCATGCCCCAATCCGAATGATCCGCCTGAAAGGACAAGACTATGGCACGTTTCGATACGTCCTTCGACGCCACCAGCGTCGAGCCCACCACCGCCTACGAGCTGCTGCCCGCTGGCAAATACCGCGCCCAGATCGTCGAAAGCGAGATGCGCGTCACCCGCAACGGCATGGGCCAGTTCCTCTGGCTGATGCTCGACATCCTCGAGGGCGAGCACAAGGGTCGGAAAATCTTCGATCAGCTGAACCTCGTGAACCCGAACCCGACCACCGTGGAGATCGCGCAGCGCACGCTGTCGGCCATCTGCCACGCGACGGGCAAGATGCATGTCAGCGACAGCGAGGAACTGCACCTCATCCCGATGACGATCCAGGTGAAGATCAAGCCGCCGAAGAACGGCTACGGCGAGAGCAATGCCATCGCCTACCTGCCGCCCGAACGCGGCGCGCTGGCCCGTGCTGCCAAGCCGGCCCCCGCTGCGCCCGCCACATCCGCGGCCCCGCCCAAAATGGCGTCTGCTCCGTGGAACAAGAAGGGCTGAGAACCCGCGCTGCCCTTTCGCCCCTGTGTGATGGGGCGGCGCCTCCCGAAACCTGAGGAAACTCCCATGACTGACCTGAACAACGCGGTCCCCGTGGCCGTGATCAGCCCCGGCTTGCCTGATGATCAGCGCCGGTTGATCGAACTCGACGACGCCATTGCCAAGATCCGCACCCAGATCGCGACAGCCGATCTGGCGCGTCAGCGGGGTCACAAACCCATCGACCCGGATTGGTTTCACCGGGCCCGCACGGCGCTTCGGCATCTGAGCCGCGAGCGGGCGGAACTGCTCGCCCAAGGCACCGGTCGCCGCCGCCGCGAGAAGCTGAAGGATGCGCTGATCGGCGTCCTGCGCGAGCGCCACGATCCGGAGACCTGGAGCAGCATTATGGCCGAAGCGCAGGCGCGCAGCGAACGGGAGGGTCTGTGATGGCCGACTTGCCCGAAGCCCCCACGCCGACGCTGACGGCGATCTATGCCGAGTATGAGGCTCGCCAAGGCGATGGTTTCCGCGACCACCTCGGCGCCTCGATCATCGGCAAGTCCTGCGCCCGTGCGCTCTGGTATGATTTCCGCTGGGTCACGCCTGCGCGCCACTCCGGCCGCCTGCTACGCCTCTTCGAGACCGGCCAGCTGGAAGAGGACCGCCTGGTCCACAACCTGCGCGCCACCGGTGCAACGGTGCTCGAGGTTGATCCGGAAACCGGCCGCCAGTTCCGCGTCGAGGCCCATGGCGGGCACTTTGGCGGATCGCTCGATGGCGTGGCCATTGGCATCCTCGAGGCCCCGAAGACCTGGCATGTGCTCGAGTTCAAGACCACGGGGTCAAGAGCTTCGCTGAGCTGACCGCCAAAGGCGTGGTGCAGGCCAAGCCCCAGCATGCCGCGCAGATGCAGATCTACATGCACCTGACGGGGATCACCCGCGCGCTTTATGTGGCGGTCTGCAAGGACACCGATGCGCTTTATGTCGAGCGCGTCGAGGCTGATAGCGCCACGGCAGAACGCCTGCTGGACAAGGCCGGGCGCGTCATCTTCGCCCAGCATCCGCCCGCGCGGATTAGCGAGGACCCGGCCTGGTTCGAATGCCGGTTCTGTGATCACCATGCTGCCTGTCATGACGGCGGTGGGGCGGCCATGACCTGCCGGTCGTGCCTGCATGCGACGCCTGTTGACGGCGGTTGGCACTGCGCCCGCCACGACCGGATGTTGGCATGTGCCGAGCAGCGTGCGGCCTGCATCCGCCATCTCTTCATCCCCGATCTCGTCCCCGGCGAGGTCATCGATGCGGGCAACGATGTCGTCACCTACCGCATGGCCGATGGCTCCACCTGGGAAAACGACGCCCGCACGACGGAGGCCGCGCCATGCTGACCCTGCGCCCCTATCAACAGGCCGCGATCACATCGATCTACGGCTATTTCCAGAACAGCACCGGCAATCCGCTGGTGGTCATCCCGACGGCAGGCGGCAAGAGCCTGGTCATGGCCGCGTTCGTCGCAGGCGTACTGAAAGCCTGGCCAGAGCAGCGCATCCTGATCGTGACCCATGTGCGCGAATTGATCGCCCAGAACCATGCCGAGATGATCGGCCTTTGGCCCGAGGCCCCGGCCGGCATCTATTCGGCGGGCTTGGGCAAGCGCGAGGCACAGGCTCGCATTCTCTTCGCAGGCATCCAGTCGATCCATCGCCGCGCGCAGGAGGTCGGCCACACCGATCTGGTCCTGATCGATGAGGCGCATCTCATCCCCGGCAATTCCAGCACGATGTACCGTCGGTTTCTAGACGGGCTGGCCCGGATCAACCCCGCGCTCAAGGTGATCGGGCTCACCGCCACACCCTTCCGGCTCGACAGCGGAATGTTGCACGATGGCAAGAACGCGCTCTTCACCGATATCGCCTATGAGGCCCCGGTGCGCGATCTGATCGACGCCGGATACCTGAGCCCGCTCGTGTCGAAACAGCCCGCCACGCGGCTCGATGTCTCGAAGGTCGGCACCCGCGCGGGCGATTTCATCCAGCGCGATTTGGCAGCGGCTGTCGACCAAGAGGCGGTCACGCGCTCAGCGGTCACCGAGATCATCGAGCACGGGCGCGAACGGAAGTCTTGGCTGACCTTCTGTTCCGGCGTGGACCACGCCCGCCACGTGGCCGAGGAGTTCAGCCGCCAAGGCATCACCTGCCCCACCATCTTCGGCGACACACCGAAGGAGGAGCGCGATGCCATCATCGCCGCATTCAAGCGCGGCGAAATCCGTGCGCTGGCTTCGATGGGCGTCCTGACAACCGGCTTCAACGCCCCCGCCGTCGATCTGATCGCGCTCCTGCGCCCCACCAAGTCGGCAGGGCTCTATGTCCAGATGGTGGGCCGCGGCACGCGCCTCGCCCCCGGCAAGGAGAACTGCCTGGTCCTCGATTTTGCGGGCAATGTCCGCCGCCATGGGCCGATCGATCTGGTCCGGCCCCGGCGGCCGGGCGAGGCCGGTGGGGGTGAGGCCCCGACCAAGGTCTGCCCGATGTGCGAGAGCATCATCGCGCTCTCGGCGACGGAATGCCCGGATTGCGGCCATGTGTTCCCGGCCCGCGAGGTGAAAATCGCCCCCACGGCGGCCACGCTCCCAGTCCTGTCGCCGAAGGTCCAATGGCTGCCGGTGCACGGCGTCTCCTACAGCCGCCACGACAAGCTGGGCGGGCTCCCCTCGCTGAAGGTCACCTACAGCTGCGGGCTCAAACCCTACAGCGAATGGGTCTGCATCGAGCACCAGGGCTATGCCCGCCAGAAGGCGGCTGAATGGTGGCGCAAGCGCGCCCCGGGCTGCTCGGTGCCGCTCAACGTCGATGAGGCGATCGCTCAGGCCACGCGTCTTGCAAGTCCCAGTGCAATCTCGGTGCGTCCCTCGGGCCGCTATGTCGAAATCTCCGGCCACAGGTTTGACCCATGCGCGCACTCCAGCCCGGCCTCTGCGCCGTCTGCCACCGGCAACCTCGTGGGTTTGGCTGGTTCGACCGGGATTTCCGCGTCTCCGACCCGCGGCGCGATGCCAGCCGCAAGCACCTCTGTAGCCGGAGCTGCCAGGACATCTGCCATGGGAGGAACGGCATGATCGATCCCACCCCGAACGAAGCCGAGGCGATGACCGTCGGCGGTCAGATGGGCGGCGAGTATCTCGAGAGTATCGGCAAGTCCGATCTCGCCACCCTGACCGGGACCGAATGGGACCGCTTCATCGATGCGGTCGTCACCGGATATTGCGACCACCTGCGTGAGCTTGCGGCCAAGGATCGCAAACGCCTCGACGCCATGACCCCCGAGGTGCCCTTCTAATGGCTGGCACATCCTTCATGGCGCGCTTTGGCGCGCGGCTCGTCACCAATGGCTATGCCATCCTGCCCATCGGCCCGGGCACGAAAAAGCCCGGCCGCTTCCAGCGCGGAGCATGGGCCGATTACCCGGAATGGAACCGCCATGCCGAGCGCGGTACCACGGAGGTCGAGGTGGCCACATGGGCCAGCTGGCCGGATTGCGGCATCGGCATTGTCGGCGGCGCAGTTGCTGCGGTCGATATTGACATCAAAGACGATGCCGACTTGGCGCTGCAGATCGAGCGGCTCGCCAAGGAGCGTCTCGGTGACACGCCAGCGCTGCGCATCGGCCGAGCTCCAAAGCGCATGCTGGTCTATCGCACGTCCGAGCCCTTCCGCGGCATCAAACGCCATCCGCTGGAGGTGCTCTGCCTCGGGCAGCAGTTCCTGGCCTATGCCATCCACCCCGACACCGGCGTGCCCTATGCCTGGCCCGAGGAGGGGCTGGCGGATATCGACATCACCGACCTGCCGGAAATCTCGGCCGAGGCAGCGGTGGCGTTTCTTGACGAGGCCTATACTTTGTTGCCGGAAGCCCTGCGTCAGCGGGGGCTGGCGGCCATTTCGCCATTGGCGGAGGCCTCGCGCAGTCACAGTCAGGTCGGGACTCTGCCCGCAATCGAGGCAGCGCTCGCCTGGTTGCCCAACGCCGAACTGGACTACGACAGCTGGATGCGTGTGGGCATGGCCCTGAAGGGGGCGCTCGGCGAGGCCGGGGCTGATCTCTTTGCGGACTGGTCCGCGCAGGCGGTCAAGGATGTGCCAGCCACAACAATGAAGGCTTGGGCCAGCTTTAGGCCCGACCGGATCGGGGCGGGCACGATCTATCATCTCGCCATGGAGCGCGGCTGGCAGCCTGATCCAGACCTGCGTCTGGATGGCAGTTTGCCCGATGGTGGGGACCATCCGGCAGCGGGTCTGCTTGCGAGGCTGGATGTAACTGCGGTTGCCACCGCAGTCTCCGCGCCCACACCTGCATACGCCCTCGCCATCCCCGATGGGCTGGTCGGCGATCTGACCGACTACATGCTGACCACCGCCCGGCGTCCGCAGCCGCTCCTGTCGCTTGGGGCCAGCCTCTGCGCCATCGGCGCGCTGATGGGACGGAACTACCGCACCGAGAGCAACCTTCGCTCGAACCTCTATGTCGTGGGCATCGCGGACAGTGGGTCAGGCAAGAACCACGCGCGCGAGATCATCAACGAGACCTTCTTCGCGGCGGGCCTCGCCCATCATCTCGGGGGAAACAAGATCGCTTCCGGCGCGGGGCTTTTGACCGCGCTGCACCGCCAGCCCGCGATCCTGTTCCAGATCGACGAGTTCGGCATGTTCCTGTCGGCTGCGGCAGATCGCAAGCGCAGCCCGCGCCACATCACCGAGATCCTGGACAATATGACCGAACTCTTCACCGCAGCCGGCGGGATCTTCCTCGGGGCAGAATATGCCAACCGGGACGGCACGAATGAGCGGCGCGACATCAACCAGCCCTGCCTTTGCGTCTACGGCACCACGACGCCGCTGCATTTCTGGGGGGCGCTGCAGGGCGCGAACGTGGTGGATGGTTCGCTTGCGCGCTTCCTCATCCTGCCGAGCGACGAGGACTACCCCGACGAAAACATCGTCGTGGGCATCCGTCGGGCCCCGCCTGCGCTGATCCAGGGGCTGCAACTCATCGCATCGGGTGGGGGCGGGAAGAAGGGTAACCTGACCGGTAAGACTGCCGATCAGAATACCGCCGTGAACCCGATGATCGTGCCCATGACCGAGGAGGCACGGGCCCGGTTCCGCCAACTCGGCATCGAGCTGACGGAGGAATTGCGGGCCGCGGCAGGCACGGCCTTCACAGCAATCCTCGCCCGCATCGGCGAAAATGCCCTGAAGCTCGCGCTGATCGTGGCGGTGGGACGCGATCCAGCCCGGCCCGAGATCGAGATCACGGCCGCGGAATGGGCCATTGGCTTCGTCCGGCACTATGCACAGCGCACGATGGAGGCTGTCGAGCGGCATGTCGCAGACACCGAGACCGAGGCTCACCTGAAGCGTTTGAAAGAAATCATCCGCGCGTCGGGGGCGAAAGGGATCACCAAGTCCGAGATTACCCGGGCCTCGCAGTGGCTGAAATCCCGTGACCGGGACGAGATCCTGCTCACCCTGATCGAGAGCGGCGACATCACCACAGGCATGCGCGGGTCGTCGACCAAGCAGGCCATGGTCTACAGGATGGCGCGATGGGTGGGTGACCGGAGATCCTTCAAACTCGCTGAAGCCGATCTTGAAGCATCAGATGGAGTCAAGCTCATACGATAAAAGGAAAAAACTGGATCCTTCAAATCTTTCAATTTTTCAAGAGGACCCCTTATCCCTGTAGGCGTACGCGCGCGGTTTAACATGAGGAGAGAGGTACCTATTGAAATATTGAATAATTGACGGATTATATATTATACAGACAAGACAACTACTTAAGGGCAGAAATCTTTCAAGCGACCCCTCTGAAGGTTTTGAAGGATCTGCCGGGCGGCACGCTCGCCCCGCGCCTGACATGACCAGACCACCCTTCGGGGCCTGGCGAGACCGCAGCCTTCACCGGCCAGCCCTCCCGCCACGCTCGCCAAAGCGAAGAGGAGGTCTTGATGACCCAATCCGAAAACACCCCGCCCTGCATGCTGGCGCTCGATCTTGGTACGACGACAGGCTGGGCCCTGCGTGGCCATGACGGTCTGATCACGACTAGCACGGCCAGCTTCAAGCCCGGCCGCTATGATGGCGGCGGGATGCGCTACCTGCGCTTCACCAATTGGCTAACGGAACTCGACCGGTTGTCCGGCCCCATCTCGGCCGTCTACTTTGAGGAAGTGCGCCGCCACGCGGCCACCGACGCGGCCCACATTTACGGCGGCTTCCTCGCCTGCCTGACCGCCTGGTGTGAGGAGCGCGGTCTTGCCTACCAGGGCGTGCCTGTCGGCACCATTAAGCGGCATGTGACGTCCAAGGGCAATGCCGACAAGCAGGCGGTGATCGAAGCCGTCCGCGCCCGCGGCTTCACGCCTGCCGACGACAACGAAGCCGACGCCATCGCCCTCCTCCTCTGGGCCATTGAGACCAAGGGTGGCGTGCTGTGAAGAGCGGCGAAGCAATGCTCATTGAGGCCGCCCGCATCGTTGCGGAACGGCGTGTGGTCTATGGCCACCCAGCCTCGTCCATGGCGGCGATCGCGGCCCGCTGGTCGGTGACCCTCGGCACGCCCGTCACCCCCGCAACCGTCATCCTCTGCCTGATTGATCTGAAGCTTGCGCGTCTCGCGCACGATCCCGCTCACGCCGACTCCATCACCGACATCGCAGGCTACGCGGCCGTGCTCCGCGAAGTCGTCACCCAACATCAGCAGGAAGGAATCTGAACTATGGTTCGTGGAAGAAAACGTAAACCCGGAAAACGCTACCCTTGCGGCAAGCGCATGCGCGAGGAAACAGAGCGCGATGCCATGTCGACCGTGCTCGATGCGCGTAAGCGCCATTTCGGCGTGTCGGGCAAGGAAGCGCGTGACGAGCGCCTCGGCACCGTACTCGGAAGGCTCGCCTTCAAGGGGCTGATCAGCGACGTGCAGTACCAGGCCGGTGTCGCTTTTGCCGACCTCTACCTCAGGCACAACGTTACCGTCGGATTGCCAATGCCCAGCCCAAGCTCGGTCACAGGTCTTCTGATCAACGAGGGAATCTTTGGCGCCAGCCCCAGCGAGCCGGTGCTTGAGGTGATCGAGAAGGTCAAGCGGCGCTATGCCGACGCCACCGCAGTCCTCGACGAATGCGACCGCGAGCAGCGGCTGT